TAAGAATTACTTCTGGTGGATTGATTGTAAGTGCTGGTGTTAATACATTTACTGATGCTATTGATGCTAATGGTGGTGCTAATATTTCTGGTGGAGCAGGTTTAGTTGCTTCTTCTGCTAAAATTTCTGACTTAACTTCGGGAAGAGTTGTAGTTGCTGGAACTGATGGAGAACTAGAAGATGCATCTACGTTCACTGTTAGTGGAGGAACTGTATCTGCTACTGCATTCTCTGCTACAAATTTAACGGGAACATTACAAACTGCTGCTCAACCAAACGTAACTTCATTAGGAACGATTGCAAATTTAGTTGCTTCAAGAGCACAGGTTACTGGTGTTGGTGGATTAGTTATAACTGGTGTATCAACATTCACTGGTGCTGTAGATGCTAATGGTGGTGCTGATATTTCTGGTGGTGTAGGTTTAAATGTAGTTGGACATGCTGAGTTAGATGAAGTTAATGTATCAGGTGTATCCACATATGCTGGAGCTATAGATGCTAATGCTGGTGCACACATTTCTGGTGGTATTGGATTAGAAGTTGTAGGACATACTGAGGTAGATAACTTTAGTGCTTCAGGTGTATCTACATTCGCTGCTTTAGTTGATGGTAATGCTGGTGCAAACTTCTCAGGTGCTGAGACAGTTCTATCATCTGCTACAGTTAGTGACTTAACTGAGAATAGAATTGTTATTGCTGGTGCTTCAGGTGCTCTTGAAGATGCATCTACTCTTACCTTTGATGGTACAAAAGTTCAAGTTGGTAGTGCTATTACAATGTATCAGGCAACTGGTATTGTAAGTGCAACATACTACTATGGTGATGGTTCTAATCTTCTAAATGCAGGTTCTACTTTATCTGCAGCATCTGCAGTTCAAAGAGTAGTTACTACCAGTTTAACCTCTGGTACTATGACAACTGCTGGTACTGATGCAGATTTAACTTTCGATACATCTTCAAATACTTTAAATGCTGGTAAGGTTAATGTTGCTGGTGTAGGTACATTTGGTGGATTGATAGATGGTAATGCTGGAGCAACTATTACTGGTGCCGAAACAACTTTAAGTTCTGCTACTGTTTCTGATTTAACAAACAATAGAGTTGTTATTGCTGGTGCTTCAGGTGCTCTTGAAGATAGTGGTAATTTAACCTTTGATGGTACAACTCTTACTGTTACTGGTAATGCATCGGTTACAACAGATTTAAATGTTGATGGTGGTGCTGATATTTCTGGTGGTGTAGGTTTAAATGTAGTTGGACATACTGAGTTAGATGAGATTAATGTATCTGGTGTATCAACATTCACTGGTGCAGTAGATGCTAATGGTGGTGCTGATATTTCTGGTGGTGTTGGACTTAATGTAAATGGACATACTGAATTAGATAATGTAAACGTATCAGGTGCTATTACTGCTACTACATTTACTGGTAACTTAGATGGTACTGTTAATACTGCTGCACAAGGTAGTATCACATCACTTGGAACCCTAACTGGACTGACTGTATCTGGTACTTCAGCTCTTGGGGTTGTTAATATTACTGGTAGTTCAACCTTCACGGGTAGTGTTCTTGATTTTGCAGATAGTAAACAGCTTCGATTCGGTACAGGTAATGACTTTGAGGTGTTCTTTAACGGTACAGATCAATATTTAAAATCTAAGGCAGGGAAAATTAGGATTGAAGTTGTTGATGGTGATGCTGCTATTACTTGTAATCCAAATGGCTCAGTTGAGATTTTCCATGATGCGAATAAAAAATTAGAGACTACCTTTACGGGAGCGATTGTAACTGGAATATTAACTGCTACTACATTTAGTGGTTCTGGTGCTTCTCTTGATACTTTAAATGCATCTGAACTTGATTCAGGAACAATTCCTTCCGCAAGATATGGAACAGGAAATACCTTTGTAAAATTAAGAAGTGCTTCTGCTGCTAGTGATAGTGGAACTAACACATTTGCTGGAAATGGATCAGGTGCAGCATTAGATGGATCCAGTGGAGATCATAATACATTTTATGGACGTTCAGCTGGTGGAGCAAATGATACTGGTTCGAATAATGCGTTTTATGGATCTAATGCTGGAGTAAGTAATGTTACTGGTAGTAATTTAGTTTGTGTAGGATATCAAGCAGATGCTACAAATACTAGTACAAGTAATGAAGTAACTTTAGGTAATGATAGTATTACTAAGTTTAGAGTTCCAGGTATTGGGTTAACCTTTACGTCTTCAGGTATTGGTATTCTTACCGCAACTCAGCATTTCTCTGGAGATATTGCTGGTGTAGGTGCTACGTTCACTAATGTTACTGGTACATTACAGACTGCTGCACAAACTAACATCACATCAGTTGGAACTTTAGGTGGACTGACAATAACTGGTGGAAATTTAGTTATTACTGACAGTAGTAAAATTACTATGGGTTCTGGTAATGTTCTACAGATGAACCACTTTGGTGGTAATACTTTCCTTGAACATACTTCTGCATCAGGTGCTTTTTATATCCAAGGTGATGATCTTAGACTCACCAATAAGGATAGGGATGAAACTTATATTGAGTGTGATGATGAAGCAGGTGTACAAATAAACTATACGAATTCCAAAAAATTCGAGACGACTCATTCGGGAGCAATCGTAACTGGAATATTAACTGCTACAAGTTTTACTGGTACTCTTAATACTGCTGCACAAACAAACATCACATCAGTTGGAACATTAGGTGCATTACATATAGCAAGTAATGGTTATCAAGCACTAAAAGTCGATAATACTGATGATGGTGCTAATGGTGCTTATATAGAACTTTTCAATGATTCATCATCACCAGCTGATGATGATGTCAATGGTGTTGTTGCTTTCAGGGGGAACAATAGTGCTGATGAAGAAACAACATATGCTCAAATTAGAAGTACTGCTATAGATGTTACTGACGGCACTGAAGATGGTAATATAACATTCCATACAAGAGCTGCTGGTGCATTTGGAGAAAGAGTTCGCATCAGAAGTGGTGGTGAGTTTGCTATAGGCGGTAGTGGATATGCTAGTCAACCTTTTAGTGTGCAAACTTCAGGTACTAATCTTGGATATATGCAAAGCACAGGTACAACTCGTGCTGTAATGAATTTTGTAGATGCTAACTCAACCGTTAATGTTGGGTATGGAGCTATTGGAGATAGTCATGTTTTCATGAAAGATTCAACAGAAAAACTTCGCATCGACTCAAGTGGTAGAATATTAAAAGGTCTTACAACTGCAAGAGGGAATTATGGTAATAATACAAGTGGTGTTGAATATGGAGTACAAGTTGAGGGATTAAATGCAATTAATTCAACTCTAGCACTTGTTAGAAACTCAAATGATGCTAATGATGGTGGAATAGTTCTAGGTAAAACAAGAGCAACTTCTGTTGGTGGTAATACTGTCGTACAAGCAGGTGATGATCTTGGTACTATTGCATGGGCTGGTTCAGACGGAACATCATTACAATTTGGTGCAGAACTATTAGCAGAGGTGCAAACTGGGGTTGGTAATGATGATCTACCAACAGATTTAATATTCAAGACTAATGCAGGAGGAACATCCACTGGAGAAAGACTCCGCATCACATCGGCTGGTAATGTAACAACAAGTGGAGAATCTACTTTTGATAGAACAACTGCAGGATTCACCGCAAGAAATGGTGATTGTGTTTCTATAACAAGAGCAGGTGGTACTCCTTTAGAGCTTACTAGAACTAGTAGTCAAGGAAATATGATTAATTTCTTTGATACAGATGGAGCAACACAACGTGCTAACATTGGACTTACTGGTAATGATTTAATATTTGGATTAACAGCTGAAAAAGTTCGCATCACATCGGATGGAGAAGTTCTAACTGGACATGATACTGTTCTTAATGTTGGTGGTGCAGTAACCCAAGAGCAGTTAGTAGGAACAAATTTTGCTACAAGTGGTTCAGCACTATTCAGATTTGACGCTGGTAGTTCAGGACCAACACTATCTTTCGCTCACTCAAAAAATGGAACGAAAGGAACCCAAACAATTGTTGCTGATGGTGATGAACTTGGAAAGCTAAGATTTTATGGATCTGATGGAACAGATTTTAATAATTATGGTGCAGAAATTAGAGCACTTTGTGATGGAACGCCAGGTTCAGATGACATGCCTGGGGCTTTGACATTTGGTACAACAGCAGATGGTGCGGCTGCTCCAACAGAAAGGATTCGCATCACAAAAGAAGGATATGTTCAGATTAAATATCAAGATAGTGCAACAACACCAAATGCTCCATTATATGTTGGTGTAGCAGGAAAAAGTAGCATCACTTACGGTGGTGGTTCTGCTGATACTGCTTGTGTAAGAATTGAAGATGAAGGAAGTAGTGATGGTTATTATCATGGACTAGAATTAAGAACAAAAAGAAGTGGTGATGTTAGACTCTATGCTCAGGATATGGGTGATAATATTGCTGATTTCGTAATTGCTACTGATAATGGTACTGATACTCCAGAGATATCAGAAGAATTTCGCATCAAAGCAGATGGTACAGCAGACTTTAATTCTAATACAGTTCAAAAGGCAGTATTAAAGAACTACACAGAAACTATTAAGGCTATTGGTAATACAGGTACATCTACAACTCTTGACTTAGCAGATGGTAACGTCTTCACTGCCACACTAAATGGTAACTGTACATTTACATTTACTACTGGTACGAACTCAGCTCCTAATATGCAGTCGTTTAGTTTGCTACTAAGTAACGATAGTAGTGCAGGTAGAACCATTACTTGGCCTGCAGCAGTTAAGTGGCCTAACAATAGTATTCCTTCTAGAACAACTACTGCAAGTAAGACTGATATCTGGTCATTCATGAGTCCTGACAATGGCACTACATGGTACGGTAATATTGCCCTATATAACTTTACATAGTAAATTTTAGTATACTTTATTAATCTTATGAACGGTGCTATTCATTATAAAGACTTTATTGGGATATATGAGAATGTATATCCTGATGGATTCTGTAGGCATGTTATTGAAGAATTTGAAAGGTTGTCCAATGAAGGTGTTACTGGTAATAGGCAACTAAGTGAACAATGTGATAAAACACAGAAGCAGGATGAGTTTGTATTTTTAAATTTTAAAAATCAAGCTGGTACTCCATTTAAAGTTGAGGAAAATAGTAGAGATTATGATCCTGTTCAATGGGGTGTTAAAGGATTATTCTTTGAAGGACTTCAAAGATGTTTTAATCAATATTGTAATCATTATGATGCATTAAAACAATTAAAGATTAGATGTAATAATATTAAAGTACAAAAAACAAAACCTGGTGAAGGATATCATGTTTGGCATTGTGAACAAGGAGCAGATGATGGTGAAAGAAGGATTGTTACTTATGCACTATATTTGAATACTATTGTTGAGGCAGGGGAAACCGAATACTTATATCAAAAAATGAGGATTCCTCCAAGAGAGAATACAGTTGTATTATGGCCTGCTAGTTACACTCATCCTCATCGTGGTAATGTTGTGTATGGTGAAGAAGCAAAATACATAGTTACAGGATGGTTTTATCTTGAATAATTATAAATAAACTTATAGGAAGATAATAAAAAATGGCTGTAGGTACCAAAAAAGTATTAGCTCCTGGATTTATGGAACCAGCTGCTTCTATAACTTATTACAATCCAGGAAGTTTTGTTGCTCCTGATAGGTTAAGGAATCTTACTGTAACAGGTAGAGGTGGAACAGGTAATGCAGGTAATCCAGGCAATACAGGTAATGGTGGTAATGCAGGAACAAAAGGTAATGCAGGAACAGCAGGTAATGCAGGTAATCCAGGAACAGCAGGTAATGGAGGAACAGCAGGTAACCCAGGTAATGATGGTAATAATGGTGTACAAGGTAATGCTAATCCAGGTAATGCTGGAACTAATGGTGCTGCAGGTAATGCAGGTAATTCAGGAAACCCAGGAACAGCAGGAACAAAAGGTAATGCAGGTAATTCAGGAAACCCAGGTAATGTAGGAACTGGTGGAAGTGGTAATCCAGGTAATGATGGTGTAGGAGGAACTGCAGGTGCAGCAGGTAACTCAGGAAACCCAGGAACAAAAGGTAATGGAGGAACTGCAGGTAACGATGGTAATGCAGGTAACTCAGGAACTAATGGTGGTAGAGGACACGCTGGCGGTGCTGGTAATGCAGGAACAGCAGGAACTGGTGGTAGTGCTGGTAACCCAGGTAATCCTGGTAATCCAGGAAATCCAGGCAATGCTGGACCTGGTGGTACTGCAGGAAATCCAGGTAATGCAGGAACAGCAGGTAATGGAGGTTCAGCAGGTAACCAAGGTAATTCAGGACATGCTGGTACTGCTGGTAATGGTAACCCAGGAAACTCTGGTGGTAATGGCGGTGCTGGTAATGGTAACCCAGGTAACGCAGGAAACTCAGGAACATCAGGTAATCCAGCAGATCCAGGTGCTGGTGCTGGCGGCGGCGGTGGCGGTGGAGGCAACTGTGGTAGTGGTAGTCCAGGAAACTGGGGACAACCACATTTTGGTGGAGGATCTCCAGGACATGGTGGTGGAGGAGGTAATCAAAATGGAACTCCTGGTGGATCAATTCATAATGGTGCTAATGGAAATCCAGGAAATTCAGGAGGCTCAGGTAATCCTGGTAACTCAGGAAATTCTAATTTAGGAAACTCAGGACATAGTGGTAATCCAGGAAATCAGAATGCAGGTAATTCAGGTGGTTCTGGAAACCCAGGAAATGGTGCTACTGGAGGAAACCCAGGACATAGTGGAAACCCAGGAACAGGTGCAGGAGAAGGTGGATATGGTACCATGGGTAATGTAGGTTTTCATGGAAACAATGGAACAGGTGCTACCAGTGGTAATCCAGGAAATCCAGGCAATGGTGCTACCAGTGGTAACCCAGGAACATATGGTGCTAATGGTAACCCAGGTAATCCAGGAACTGGTGCCAACTCAGGTAATGCAGGAACCAATGGTAATCCAGGAAGTGGTGCAACTGGTGGTGGAGAAGGAACTCCAGGAAATCCAGGTAATGCAAGTAACGGAAACTCAGGAGCTTCAGGAAACGCAGGAACTGGTGCCAACTCAGGTAATGCAGGAACCAATGGAAACAATGGAACTGGTGCAGGTAGTGGTGGAACTGGTGCTGATGGTAATCCAGGAAATGCTAACTCAGGAACTGCAGGAAACCCAGGTAATGCAGGAACTGGTGCCAATGAAGGTAATGCAGGTAATTCAGGAACCGCAGGAACAGGTGCTACCTCAGGTAATCCAGGTAATTCAGGAAACTCAGGTAATACTGGAAACGCAGGTAACGCAGGTAATATAGGTAATCCATCATCAGTCTTTGGTTTAGTATTTCCTGGTGGTGCTGGTGGTAATGCAGGAGGTGCAGGTACTGGTAACCCAGGTAATTCAGGAACTGCTGGTAATGCAGGAACTAATGGTGCTGCAGGTACTGGTAACCCAGGTAATGATGGAACCAATGGAACTGGAGGAACAGCAGGTAATGCAGGTAATCCAGGAACAGCAGGTAATGGAGGAACAGCAGGTAACCCAGGAAACCCAGGAACTAATGGGGCAAAGGGTAATGGTAATGCTGGAAACCCAGGAAATAATGGAAATGGAGGAACAGCAGGTAACCCAGGTAATGCAGGTACTGCAGGTACTGGTGGTGGTTCAAATGATGGAAATGGTGGAACTAATGGTACTAGAGGAAATGCTAATCCAGGAAACTCTGGAACCAATGGAACTGGTGGAAATGGAGGTTCAGCAGGTAATCAAGGTAACTCAGGAACTAGTGGAACCAATGGAAATGGTAACCCAGGTAATGCAGGAACTAATGGAGTTATGGGATATCGGGGTCATATGGGATTTGCAGGTGGACAAGGAAATGATGGTAATGTAGGAACTGGTGGAAATGGTAACCCAGGAAACTCTGGAACCAATGGAAATGGTGGAACAGCAGGTAACCCAGGTAATCCAGGAACAAAAGGTAATGGTGGAACAGGAGGTAATACTGGAAACCAAGGTACTGCAGGTAATGGTGGAACAGGAGGTAATGGTGGAACTGGTGGAACTGCACCTGGATCTGGACATAGTGGTGCAGGTGGTTGGGCTGCCAATCAACGTGGTGGTGCTGCTGGTGTAAATGGAAGTGCTTCACCTCATGGTAATTCTTGTACCAGACCTGCAGGTAATGGTGGAGCTGGTGGATGTGGTGGTGGAGGACCAGGCGGTAATGGAGGTTGCGGTCGTGGTGGACAAACAGGTAACTCAGGTAATCCAGGTAATCCTGGTAATTCAGGACATAGTGGAAGCAATGGAACTGGTGCTACTGGAGGCAACCCTGGACATTCAGGAAATAATGGAAATGGTGGCGGTTCTGGTAACTATGGAAGTAATGGTAATCCAGGAAATGCTAACAATGGAAACGCAGGATCTGCTGGTAATCCAGGAACAGCAGGTAACCCAGGAGATGGACCTAACATAGCTGCTAATAATGGTGCTAATGGTAATCCAGGTAATGCCAATTCAGGAAGTGCAGGATCCAATGGTAATCCAGGAAGTGGTGCTACTGGAGGAAACCCAGGTAATTCAGGTGCTAATGGTAATCCAGGAAATCAGAATTCGGGAGGTTCAGCATCACCAGGTAGTGCAGGACATAGTGGTGAAGGTAATGCAGGAAGTGCAGGTAACCCAGGAACAGGTGCAGGTTCAGGAAATGCAGGAGCCGATGGAAATAATGGTAATGCCAACTCAGGAACTTCAGGTTCAGCAGGAAACGCAGGAACTGGAGCTAATAATGGTAATGCAAGTTCCAATGGAAACAATGGATCTGGTGCAGGAGAAGGTAATGCTGGTGCTGATGGTAACGCAGGAAATGCTAACTCAGGAACTTCAGGTTCAGCAGGAAATAATGGTTCTGATGGTAATGCAGGAAATGCAGTCGGAGGAAACCCAGGAAACTCAGGAAGTACTGCAAATGCAAGTAATCTAGCATCATTGATAACAGGTGGTACTTCTTATCCAGTAACAGTTCCAAGTGGTGGATATGTAACCATTACATATGAAACACAGTAAGATATATGCTATTTAAAATAGCCTATATAAAAATGAATTAATTTTAATTATTTTTCGCTATGCCTAGAAAAACAAATAGTGGTGCTAACAAATCTACTACTGAGAAATCAAAGCTCCGTCAACTAATTAACACCATAACAGAAGAAAACGAATATAATAATCTTATTCAGAATAGGAGTCGTGCTCGTTCTGTTATGGTTGGAAGTTGTGGCGGTGGTTCCATAGAAATATCTATGAGAGGAGATTATCATTCTTCATGGATACAAATGACACCAACAGAAGCACTTGAACTTGCAGAGCAATTAACTTCTTCTTGTGGTGTTCAAATTGCCATGAAACCAAAGAATGACTTTAGTGCTTGGAGAGGATGGAATGCTGATAATGTAGATTATTCTCATTTACAAGGATCATCTCCTTTTTCTCAACCTAAGATTGAACCTGCAGAAGAAACCTATCCTTCAAATGAACAACGGATTGCTGAGTTTTTACGTAATAAAGAAAGTTTTAGGAATGATAGGGGACAATATCAATACGAAGAACGTAATGCTAGTTCAGTAGCTCCTCATGCAGTAGAGCCTGATCCTTCAATGATGAGGGATGATACTAAAATGCATGAATGGCCTGAAGATAGAGTTGAAGAAGCGACTAATAAGATTATGGAAGGTATTGATGAATTAAAAACCAGAAAGTCAGATTATTTTGATGGGGTTGATAAAATTCTTGAAGAATCACAGTCTGCTAAAGATAAGAAAAACCAACAAACAGAGGAATAATGACTAGAACAAATTTATATGTTCATGTTAATACAACGGATAAGAAAGTTCTTTCTCATCCAACAGAAGTTCCAGAAAACTGGAGTAACATTCATGGTTTCTCCAGTTTAACTGATACTGAATTATCTGATTTATCAGATAAGCATCATCCTAATGAGGCTTGGATCAAATTTGATTCAAGCTTTGCTACAGATGATTATACTTATGATAGTGGTTGGTTAGATGGTGCAAAGGGAACCATCAAATTGGTATATAAAAAGCAGAGACAAGAAGCAATTAAGAAAGGTGTTTCTTATAACAGCATAATATTTGATGCTGATGCAGAGACACAAACTAAGATGAATATAAAGAAAGATTCATCTGCAACTTCTTTTAATTGGAAGTATAATAATACTTTCCATACATTAAGTAAGTCTGATATAACAGCAGTCCATAACGCTCTTGACGATTATATTCAGAAGTGCTATGATATGGAAGCGAATTATGTTAGTCAAATAGAATCTGTAAGTACTAATGCAGGACTAAGAACTTTTACTTTAGACGGTACGTGGCCTACTAACGCTTATTAAATTTTAATTACATTATGGCTTCAGAGACAATATGGCATTACACTGGATTACCCACAGTTGTTATTGATGCTATAGAAAAAGATCTTCAATGGAATTTTGATACTCAACTTCAAACTTCAAAAGTTGGACATAAAACTGCAGAAAGAGACGAAGGTAATTTTCTGAGAAAATCAGTAAGAAATGCACAGAACGCTTGGGTTCCTACTACTCATTGGTTAGGTGGATTTTGTTGGCATTACGTGATGAGAGCAAATAGAGAGAATTTTAGATATGATTTATCAAATGTTCATGATGAATCTTTACAATATACAGTGTATGAAGAAGGTGAATATTATGGATGGCATACTGATGCTGATTTAAATTCTTGTTATACTCCTATAGGAGATTTTCAAAAAAGTTCTATTAATACAACGGAACAACTTCAAACCGATGAGTTTTTAAGAAACAGTGAAATGATAAGAAAACTTTCTTTCAGTTTACTCTTATCAGATCCTGATACATATCAAGGTGGTAATTTTGAATTTAAAGGTGTAAATGAAAAGGCTTACTTAGCACCTAGACATAGAGGAACGATAATTCTTTTTGACTCTAGAACAAAACACAGAGTTACGAAAGTGACAAAAGGTATTCGTAAAAGTATTGTTGGTTGGGTTGTAGGACCAAGGTGGAAGTAGTATGATAAAAGTATGGACAGGAGAATCAGAAGGAGCAACAGAAGAATTTTTTGGTCGTGAGGAATATAATCTTACAGGAACTTCTGTTACTGGACATAAAGAGTTTGATGCTAATGGATACTTAGTTGCAAGAAATTTATTTGATCCAAAAGAATTTGATAGTAATAAACCAGAAGGTGAAGGTAGATATGATTGGAATAATCAATTTTCTGGTGATGAAGTTGATATTAACCTTTATGAATTTGGGGAAGGTTTAGGGCAGGTAAAAGGAGCTGTTGCAAGAAGAAATTTTCCTCCACATAATCATTTACATCTTAAAATAGGTCGTAAGATTGAAAAAATACTAGGTAGGAAACTTTATCCTACCTATCAATATGATCGTTTTTATTCACCAGGTAGTATATTGCCTGTTCATACGGATCAACCTAATTGTGAAATATCTGCCTCACTTCATATTGCTAGTAATGTAAAGAATCCTTGGCATTTTTGGATTAAATCTCCAGATACTTATGATAGCACTAATCCTAAACTTAGAACTAGAATTCTTGAGAAGGGGGAACCTCATTCTATAAATTTATATACTGGTGATGCAATCATATATAAAGGATGTGAAAGACCTCATTGGAGAAATGAATTACCTAAAGAGTATGTAAGAGTTTGGAATATGCAATATTCAGATGTTGATGGCGATATGTCTACAGATATGCCTCCTTCAAATAAGATACATACTCAATTTCATAAAGGAAAAGTAATAGAGAAAGAAGGTTTATATTATCATCAAGTATTTTTTCATTATGTCCTTGCTGATGGTATAAGATCCATATATTCTTTTGATAATCATAGGGGGGATGAGGTTATATATTTCAATGTTGATTGGAATCATCAATAAATACTTATTAAATAAACTAATTATAATTTAGTATAATGACTACGGGACAACTTACTTATACTTTTCCAGGCAGATATTCATTTCTATGTCCTCCTGATGTAACATCAGTTTCTGTTGTTTGTGTTGGTGCTGGAGGTAAAAGTTCCAGTTCAAAAGGAATTGATTCTGTTGGTGGAGGTGGAGGTGGTTTAGGGTATAAAAATAATATTACAGTAATTCCTGGAAATAATTATGATGTTGTAGTAGGTGAAGGTGGTAAGTTTTGGGGATTATATAATAAGAAAACTGATGGTGGAGATAGTTATTTTATAAGTAAAGAGACTGTTTCTGGATTAGGTGGAGTTGGTGGAATTTATGGTGCACCTGGTGCTGGTGGAACATATTTTGGAGATGGTGGTGGCAATGGTGGTTCTGGAGGTGCTGCAAACAGTCTTCAAGGTGGAGGTGGTGGAGCAGGAGGATACTCTGGTAACGGTGGAGATGGATTAAGTTCTGCTTCTGGTAGTAGTGGTGCTGGCTCTGGTGGTGCTGGTGGAGGAGGATATCAAGCAGGTGGAGGTGGTGTAGGAGTTATGGGTGAAGGTTCTAGTGGTGCTGCAGTAAGTTCTGGAAATGCTGGTAAAGCTGGTTCTGTTGATATATTACAAGCACTTTGTGGTGCTGATGCAGAAGTTCCTAATGAAATTTTTCCATATGTTAATAGTGCTGGAGTTAGTACATCAGTAACTTATAAAAAACCTCTTAGAAATGGTGGTTCGTATGGTGGAGGTGGAGGAGGATGTATCTTAGGTGGAGGTGGTGCAGATGGTGCAGTAAGAATTATTTGGGGTGATGGAAGAGCATTTCCTTCAACAAATACTGCAGATGTTGGTTTAGGAGTAGTTGGTATAACATCTACCTATAATATTTTTGATTGGAATTATGAAAACCCAAGTCATTTTTATCTTCATATAAAAAATGGATCAATATATCATCATCCATTATTAAAGGCTAATATGGATATCATTTATAAACGTCCAGAAACATCAACTGATACGAATTATAATTTTACAAAACCTGAGAATTATATAGAACTTCGGAGAGATGGTCGTCCTGAATTAGGTCCGTATCAGAAAAATCAAACTTCACAATATAGGAGTGATAAAGAATTTGTAAACTTGGGAATAAGTTCATTTATTACTCCTAACGAGTGTCCAATCGATACTTATGTTCATGGACTTACAAGTGGTGCTATTGGATATGCAGTAACAGGTGCTCATGGAAATGATATTGAACTTCAAAACATTACAGGACAATTCTGGGTTAATGAAACAATCACATTGAATGCACGAGATAATAATAATATATTTACTAGAATAACTACTTCTGTAGGTATAGGAACAACTTTATTAGATCGTAATGTTGGAAGTTGGAGGGTGGATGACTCAGGTGAATTAAATATGGATGTACTGGATGGTGATTCGAATGATGTTTTATCTAGTATACGTGATGGAAAGGAAGGTCATGGTCATAGTCATACTTCTCTATATGAAGAGGTTTGGTGGCATGAGGAAATGACTGATGATGAAAAGACATTTAAACAGAATTTAGTTAAAGGTGAATGGAGTGTAGGACTAGGAACTATGTTAGCATCTTGGGTATTCAATGAGCATATTTGTGAATATGAACCACCAATAGAAATTCCATCACCTGGTGTTGTAGGTGTTGTCACAAATTTATCATTATATGATAATACTGGTGCTAATATTGGTAGTGGTTCCAGTTCATTGCCTGAAAAGATGGGTATCATTTCTCCATTTGCTGAATATCGTTGGGATGAGGCAGCATATCAGGCAGACAACACAAAAGGTTGGGTTACCGACTAAAATCTCTTATAAATTATTATGACATCTTAAAAAGTTATGAATTATACCATTTTTTCCAAGGAAGGTTGTCCATATTGCGACAAAATTAAACAAGTGTTAGAGTTGACAGGAAGTAAGTTTGTAGTGTATACTTTAGGAGATCAATTTGATAAAAAATCATTCTATGGTGAGTTTGGAGAAGGTTCTACTTTTCCTCAAGTTGTTGTAGATGGTAAGAAGTTAGGAGGATGTGTTGACACAATTCAATATCTCAAAGAACACCAAGTTATTAAATCCTAAGCTAAATACCAATAAAGATTATTTTAATCGTGGTATTGATGTTATTCTCAAGGGAGGCAAAAAAAAGAAGAAACAACCATTCCATATTTTAATAGACAAAGCTATCTGTTTTTTTAATACTGAAATAGATATTCACTTTGAATTTTCCTTAAATTTAAGGAAGAAAAAATAAACCCCAAGGAGGTAACAAATGACAATAGAAACAATATTAGTTTTAGCGTTACCCATAGCATTTTTATTATTCTGTGCAGGAGCATTGGGTGGTTGGATTGCTAGAGACTACATGATGAACTATCAGGAAATACCAAGACCACATCCTGAGATGTTTGATATAAATGGGAATTTAGTTCCCGACGAAATTGTCGCATTTAGATTTGAAAATTATGACGAAGACTACGAGCAGGAAGAGTAAAACTCTTACAGTAAAGGCAAAGAAAGCTACTCCAAAAGCAATGGAGCAATTGCCAAACAAACCTTTTGCTTTTGAGGTTTTAGATTTAGTTTCTAGGCAAAGAAGTAAAGCTAAGAAGATAGAGGCATTGAGAAAGTATGAAGATATTTCTTTAAAGATTATTTTTATTTGGAATTTTGATGAAAGTGTAGTTAGTATTCTTCCTCCAGGTGAGGTTCCTTATCATGGATATGATGCTCAGAATACTTATTCTGGAACTTTGTCTACAAAATTATCACATGAAGTTCGTACCATGCATGAAAAGGGTGATTTTTCATTAGGAGTTAGTGATCAGCAAGGGCATACTACTATTCGTAGAGAAGCAAAACATTTTTATCAGTTTATTCAAGGTGGAAATCCTGGTATGAATGCTATTCGTCGTGAGACTATGTTTATTAATATTCTAGAAGGACTTCATCCATTAGAGGCAGAGATTGTTGCTGCATGTAAGGATAAGAGACTTGGAGAAGTTTATAAAGTAACTCAGGAAATAGTTGCAGAAGCATTTCCAGATATTCAATGGGGTAATAGAGCATGACAACGGCTACTGAACTAAAAAAACCAGAACAAAAAAAAGTATCTATCTGGACAAAAGAAGAAAGGGATACTTTGAGAGCGAAGTATGGTTCTGAAATACTTGTAGAGAATGGTTCATATGAAGATGTGAATATTCAACATGCACCCAGTGATGCTTATATTATAAAGTATATGCATGAAGATAAGATTTGTTTTGATTTAACTAGAGGAACAAAGATAAAGTTGTTTGATATGTATTGGGATAAGTTTAAAGGTGGAATAAAATCTATTGAGTATGGTAAGGGTAGTATCAAACCAAACCTTTGGGGTTATCAATCACCTAAAGCATCGAAGAAAAAAAGAAAATCTTAAATTTGAAACCTTATTTTAAAAGGAATTATTGTTCTAATCTTTTTACTTGGAAAGAATTTGAATACCTTCTTAATGTTCGTCCATTAATGACGAATGAAAGAGTAAAGATACTTAGTCCTTTATCATATAAATGGGATAATTCTGCCTCAGCTATAGATAAGAATTGTTATCCACCATCTTTACTTGAAGATTTGTTGGAAAAATATACTTGTTATTTTATAGATATGTCTAGGGCAACAGAGAAAATAAATAATTTTGCAAGAGGTATTGAAAATAACTTTAAAAAACAATGTGATGCACATGTTTATGTGTGTCGCAATCCAGATTTAAATCATCCTTTTGGTATACATTATGATTTAGTACCCAATATTATTATTCAATGTGAAGGACAAACTAAATTTAAAGTCTGGGATCAAGTAAAAAATGTTGATAATAGGCTAAAGTTTGGAAAATCAAATATGAAAATAGACGATGAACTTTTACTAGATGTTATAATGAATCCAGGTGATATGGTATTGGTGCCAGAACATTATCCCCATCATGCTATATCAATTACACCTAGATTATCTGTAAGTTTTCCTATTCAAATAAATGAGGATGGTGCTATGGAAGACAGACACTGGTTTAAATTTGAAGGGTAAAACCAAATTCGACTTTTAATTCCAAAATATCGGGGAAAAAATCTCCAGGTATTTTTTGCTCTGTAGGGTTTTGTATCACAAGTTACAAACATACTTGACTATATAGAGTACATGTGTTAGTATTAACACAACGTTCATCCCCCTTCGACTGGGGACGCAAGTAAGCCGACTCGGAACGGATCGTTCATCTCATGGACATACTAATCGCCACTCTTTTATCTTGTAACGAGGCAGAAGGTCTTATCTCTAAGGTAGCACCCTCTGATCCTGTGAGAACTGAATTAATTGAGGTTCTTAAAATGAGTACTGAGAAAGGATGCGAATGGGACGCAAAAGTTGACTAAAGGAACGGAGTAAAATCCCTACTACTTTGGAGTAAAACAATGGCAAAAGTCACTTACCGTGGAAATGAGTATGATACTGAGGAGTATCGTGCTATGCTTATCGAAGAGCATAACAAAACTAGAAACTACGATTTAATGTATCGTGGTATTAAGGTTAGAAGCAAGGCAAGAGCCTGCTCTTAAGTTCCACAGAACTAAATGAATAAAGAGTATCTATTGACAGATGCTCTTTTTTTGTGTAAAATAGTTAAAAGTCTAATTGTTATGGAACGGGACAAATTAAAATTGATAGTTCGCAATATAGAACTATTACTTGACGCACTCAAAGCAGAAGTTTATTCTGATATTGATGCATACAAGAACTCAAAAGCATTTGAACCTCCAACTGATTATGACGAACTCTACGATGATGACGATGGGTATCCAGACTAGCAGAGCAAAAAGAATGTTAAATCTTCTTGAAAAATTACTAAAACAAGAAGAGCATTTTAGTGATGAAAAGTTAAAGGAACTAAAATCACAGATAAGAGTATTAAGAGAAGAGATTTCTCACAAAGAAGCACAAAATTCAAAAGGATTTGGTAAATGAACGTAAAATTGATTCGTATGTGGTCTGGCGAAGATGTAGTAACAGATCTCATTAGTGAAAATGAGGATTCTGTTGTAATTACAAATCCTATTGTCGCTATTCCTTCAGGACAAGGAAATATTGGATTCGCCCCTTGGTCTCCTATTCATAAGGCAGAGGGTACAGAGATTGAAGTCACTAAAAAGTATGTCGTATATATTACTGACACTAAAGATGAAATCATTGAACAGTATAATGAAATGTATTCATCTGTTGTAACTCCATCTAAGAAAAGACTTATTCTATAATGACTGTAAAACTTGTTAGTGTTACTCCTGATGCGGAGCAACTTATGGCATATATTGCCAGAGTATCTAATCCATCTAATCAGGATAACGAAAAGTATTCAGGACTATTAAAGTATTGCATCAAGCATAATCATTGGAGTGT